CGGACAATCCGGAGGAAAGACTGGTTACAACCAGTCGACACCGTCTGGAACCCAATACATCGGGCTCCTCTTGGTTTGCGGTTTACCGAGGTAACCTCTTCTAGGCTCACGCCCATAGGTGGCAATACCCTGATTCACCTTCTGTGTGAGATTCCAATCCTCTTCCGACATCATTGAGTAAGGCAAAAGCTCCCAAGCAGCAAGCTGCAAGCGGGGCCGGCCCATCCAATGCGGTTTTCGGAGGTATCGGAGATCCAGCAGTGCACTCATCACGACTCCCCAACTACGTTTATCACGCGTTTCGGGCTTCATGACGACATGCACACCATCCCTGCAACCTGGTATATTACGGGAGGCGCGAAGTCTTAATGATTCGTCCTTTCCGATAATAAGGCCTGTGTCCCCGTAACTACTTGGGACACATGTCTTTGACCAGGGTAGTGGTATGAGGCGTTTAAGCTTGTACCACAATGTTTTAAACAGGGAATCGGCGTACCCGAACTGCCCACCGCGTTTCGCGGCATAAAGGCGCAGTTTGTTGGCTATCTGTAGAGCATAAGGGATGGATCCCTTTCTGCCCGTCAGATGAAAGGGTCGAACTTCGACACCTTTGTACCAATCGGTACCACAGCTTTCGTAAAAGCAACCAGCCAGGAAGCTCTTACGACTGTTCGTCTTGAACCCAAGGTATACAAGACGGTCGATCACCTCACGTGCGTATTGCTGGGGACATATAATATCGTCACCATACACGTTACATAGGTGCCATTCTTTTTCTGGTACCACAGAGCGAACTAGAGCAATAAACAACAAGCTCTCTAGCTCAAACGTGTAACCATTACCCATACTGCTGAATTTCTCCAGCCGGTGGGTGACTACCTTATCCTCTTGTCCTTTTACCTTTGGATGGGTATAGGATGTGGTCGGCGACCTGAAAAGTTCCAGGAGCTCAAACCAACGAGGAGGTAGAGAATGGAAAACGAGGCCAGCTGAAACCGAGTCTGACGCAGAGCTTAAGTCGATTGTCGCGAGACGTTCGACATGGGCCCTTTTTGCCAGGTTTTGGTTAACTGACTGATCATTTAAATCAACACCCGCACGACGCAACTTGCGTCGAAGGAGCGCACCAACACCTTTCTGACAAAATATATTCATAGTAGGTTCAATGCAAATCCCCCGATCAGTTTTTGCCGATTTGGGTACAGTTGTAAACTTGCTGCCTTCTACGATCTTGTAGGAGGGGACGCTTCTTGCCCACCTCGGTCCAAGGACCGCGATGAAATAAGGCATCAAGCTTTCGGTGAGATGCATCTCTGCATCGACCTTATCTGACTTAACACTGCCAGTACCGCGAACTCCGGTTGTGGCCCCCGGACCGAAGGAAAACATCTCCTCAACAAACTGGAGATCTTCGGCACATAAGGGACCAACAATGCGTTCTATCATTTGAACGTAAGAGGTGAACCACTGTGGTTTTTCCTCGTTTAACAAACGTTCGTTCGTATAGTAGCACCGTAGTTCAGACTCGATAAAAGAGCCGTAGGCTACTTTTGCTCGATTAACACCCAGAGGCAGATTTGGAGACTTGCGTAGTATGTCAGTGATGAGGTAATCGTCAGCGAAATGCTCGACGTGCTCATAATGCACTGCGTCTATCGTAAGATCCACCAACTGTTCCCATTCCCCATATTTCACGAGGAGGTATACAGTCAGAGCCCTTGGAGTATCTATCAAACATGATAGCTCTAGCACGGTTTGGACTTCCAGATTCACATCCGGAAGCATATGACTGGACTCACGTCTTTTCATAGCTTCTTCCCTTTAACGTAGATGATTACATGGAGAACGGGCGTATTTCATCCGCCAACTTCACCAAGAACTCGAAGAATGCCTGCGGATCGATGCTAAGAACTAAAGCAACGAGTATTACCACAGGCAACATCAAGATATTCAGTAACACCACACTTACCCGATTGGCGGATCAGCGTTAATGATTGCGTCCCGTATCACATCACTGTTTGCCAAGTTCTTAAGCAAATCAGCGAATGCGGTGCGGTTAGCAACGCTTGCCGAGTAAGGAATGGTGAATGAAATGTCACCACGTGCAATATCACGTGCCTCATACTCAGAAGTAACCGAGTTGAGGATAGGAATGCGGTAAACTAAAGCCGCGTCCCCACGTTCCGTCCGGCGATTGCCTTTCGAAGGTGACCAGCGTACGGCGACATCGCGGTTAGCGAGTGGTGTCGTAGCACTGTGGTTGATGTAAACCACCCCAAGTTGGGGGTCCCGATATTGAGGTTCGAAGTCTAGGTCAGACGTGCCATTGTTGAGTGTCAATGTAGTTATAGCTGACATTTGAATGTCTCCAGATTATGCCTTCACAGGCTATGACGATGGAAAATTCCATCTATGAGACCAGGTATTCTGATCTAACTTAGGATCCACGGGCGTGCCTCTCTCAGGTTTTTATGCCAGATGCGAGGTCCATCCGAGGGACGTGCCATTTTCCCCACCAGGCTGGCGACAAGAGCAGTACCGTTTTTAATGGTATAGTAGCTCTTGCTAGGCTTCCATGTAAAGAAGCTGGGAAGAGGTATCGTATCGACCTTATCACGCCAAAAGACTCGTTTTGCGAGCACATTCGGGCGTATTTGCACCATATCATCGTGATTAACGATTTTGGTGTGGTCGTAACGATATTTCACAGAGAAAGTGGTCCTGGTCTGTTGGATGCCCCGAAGCGCGTCAAGCGCCCCAAGAGCGTCACCAATAGTCCAGCCCCAGTCAGCAACAAAGCTGAACGGAGTTAGCTCCCAAGCCCATTCGAGGGGATTACCCACGGAGAAGCTTGAGTACGTCGTTCCAGGAGCTACCTGATACCAACATACTACCTTCCTGCGCCATATCCACCGATATTTGACGGAATATTTATCATTAGGACCGGTAAATGGCCCCGTTATTTCAATATCCTTTAAAACACCGTTATTACTAGCGGTAAGTTTGCGCCAGATGGGCTGTTCGAATCGCGACATTAAAGCCGCAATAGATTCACCCAACTCGCCGGCCAATGGTTTTAGGCCGTAACTGTATGTGAGGTAATGCCCACCGATTGCAGAAAAAGGTTTGTGTTTAAACTTACGCAATTCCTTTAATCGGTATGCTGAATTTCTCAACAGTTTTGCAAACTCGCCAAACATGCTGGCTGTCTCCCTATACTCCGCAAGACTTGTGCCAAGGTTGATCTCCAACGCCTCGAGTTTTTCTCGAATCGTCAAAGGCCAATCCCAAGCAGGTATCTCACCATAAGCTTCGTGTTCGTATTGCGTAAGAAAATCACGCCCGAGCCACGTAGTAGGACCCCCAGTTACAATAATGGGATCCTCATACCACCCTGGTTGTTCGAGGATGGTAAACTGTTTGGTGAGAGGAGTATTGTGGTAGATTACATCAGCCGGCTTCGGTCGTCGGTCCTTCGGGTTTTTACGCCAAAGGCTGGAGTTTACGATAGGTTCCGCAGTATCAAACACCAAGGTTGGTGAACCATCTGCATAAGTCACGAAGTGACTACGTACAGGTGGGCTGCGTACTTCTCGATATATATCCATTTAGACGACCTCGTCGGTGAACAAAAAGTTTTAGGATGTACAATCCAAGGCAAATAATAGCCTAGCCGCGATTCGCGGTCCCCCTTCCTCACGGAACGGGGATAAGAGCTTCCACTTCCACTTTACACGGTTGCGAGCCGTTCAAGCTATTTCGATAGCACAGACGATTTGTTCGCCGTACTAAAGACCGTTGAAGTGGG